CATACTGAACCTTGCTTGCTTTGTTTGGTAAAAATTACGGTAGGATTCGACTGCATCTGTACCCCCTAATCCATGTACCACACATTCTGGACTTGCTTTCATGGCTAGTTTGAACATTGTCATTCCGCCATTTTTGTTGATATTAGTTGGGATTTTACTTAGAATATCTCTCAACTTACTATCCGTTGAATGTGTTTTACCATACCTATATTTATACTCATCACAAAGTGCGATAAAATGCTCATAGTGCCATGAATAATTACAACAGCTTTCTCTCGTCCAAACAGTGCATGGATGATTGAAATGAACTGATTTGTAAAGTATATCCTCTCGTTCATCTGGTAACTCATAGTATTTCACCATTGTTTTTCCAGACTTTGAAGGCTTTTTCATTTCGGTGCCGTCCAACATTCTGTGAGTAGTAGACAACATTTGAGCAGATTCCACAATCATTTTAACGACATGTTTATCGCATTGTAATTGTGCTGCTTTTACTGGGTCATTATCTAGTATGAATATATTCATGCTGCTACCTGTGCTAGATGTTTACAACTGCCTCTGAATTTAAAGCCAGGGCATGAACATTTGTTATTGACAATAGTATATGTATTACCATTGCTGCCTTTGACAGTAATTGCTCCATCTGGCAATTCTTCTGGCCATTCACCAATAAGTTTGAATTTGCGTCTTGCTTTTGAAAACTGCTTCATAGGAGTTTTAAACTCTTTGTAAGCACCACCTTTAGGCATATAACCTATAAGATATCCGTGGCTGTTAACGTAGTAGTCGCCGTTTGATATTTGCTGGTCGCCCCAGTCTGTTATCTCTCTCAGTATTTGTATCATAATATATATTATACCACAAGTATAGTGGAATGTACAGTGTTATCTGTACATTCCTAAATCCCTCCTAAGAATTTATTACTTGTTTCATATCAGCAATATCTTGGTCCATCCTCGCGATTTTTTTCATGAGTCTGGCCGCAATTGCGTTTTTTCCTTTTTGTAGTAATTTTCTACGATAGTATAAAGTCTCTTTCCTATCTTTTTTGAGACGTTCAACCGATTGACAATTCATAATTATACTCCTTGTAATAGTTAAAATACTCATAATATAGACTTACTTTGCAATCAAACCAGGAAATGCTTCCTGACAAAGTTTTTTCGTTACTCCAGGGATATTTTTCATATCCTTATCTTTTGCTCTGACGAGTAACTTAGCTTCGGATGCATGAATGCTTTCCAAAAGCTGGACAAATAGGGTTTCTCTTTTCATAGGTTTTAGCTTATCTGCGATAGCTCCTTTGAAAAAATATTTAAATTGTCTAAATTCTTTATAAAGAGTGCTTGGTGCATGTCCTTCAGGTGCATCATCTTCTTTATAAGGTGGTTTCCCTACAGGTAGGAGAGATACTACATCATCGTCATATGCGATTCTGATTACATCCCTTAATGCAGGTGAATCGTGTTCTTTTAAGAACGCAATTCTGTCTTCTCTTTTGGCGACTTTATTCGCCTTTGTTAATACTTCAGATACTAATAGTTTCATTGTTATAAAATTCCTCCACAACTTCAATCAATTGGTTACATCTCTTTTTAATTAAGTAATTTAATACTTTCATTTTCATAGCAACTTTTTGCTCGTTATAATTATATATAATGTTTTGTTGGATGTCTTCTGGGACTTCCGTCAAATCAATTAACTTTTTGTTTCGTTGATAATTACGAAACGTCTCATGTTCCATTACATTTCTTAAATTATCTGAATTTTCTAACCATTCAGCAATTCTAGTTTTTCGTAATGGAGTTTGTTTTTTATCAGTCACAAATGTATCATCGTCAGATAACACATTAGGAATACCATCTCCAGTATCGCCTTTCATTATATGATTGAACAAATAAGTTCTAGGGTTATTGTCCTTTACTATTTTCTTTTGTATAGGACTAAATTGTTTGACATTTTTAAATTTTTGTAATTGAATAAAATCTTTATCAGAGGAAACAATCATCATTGGTTCACCTAAACCAAACTCTTGAGATTGTAATACTAATGAAGCAATAATGTCATCTGCTTCTACTCCGTCCATGTGAATAACCTTATAAGGTAGGTTTTCTTTAATTTCATCTCTAACCAAATGTAGAATTCTAAAAATCTCATTCCAATCTTGGTCAGATTGTTCTCTTTTTGTTCTTCTTTTAGCTTTATAATAAGGATAATAATCTTTACGCCAGGTATTCATACCATCAGCACATATAACCATTTGGCCAAATTCGTCTCTATATTTTTTGTTATACATTCTAATAGAGTTTAGAATCATGTGTCTTATCATAGACTCATCATTTAGTTTTTGCACTATAATATTTGATAGTGCGATTTGTGAATAATCAAGTAGTATCATCGTAATCCTCATCGTCAATAAATTCAGGCTCGAAATGTACATCATTTCTTTTCAAAGCTTTCATTGCTTTTAATTTAACATATATTCTATCCAGGTCTTTTTGCAATCCATGGTCTTCATTTTTAAATCTTAGCAACATACTATATAACATGTTTACTATTACTAAAGCATCTCTGCCTTGTTTTAGATTTTCATCTCTTAACTCAAGTCCTGAGATATTATGACCTTCAGGTGTTTGACCTATTTCATATAATTCTTCATCTATACAGTCGAATATATGTTGAGAGATTTTAATCATATCATCGTGTAATTCAGCGATTATTTCTTCTTGAGATTTAATACGCTTTATCTCTTTACCAGTGAATATGTTAATTATTTCTGCCATTATTAGTATTATACCAGGTTTTAATCGTTTTGTACAGTGTTTTCTTGTAAATTTTTGACTGTCATTCCGCCAATTTTGCAAGAAATAATTCCATTGTAATAATCATCTGTTAGCAATACTTCTCTATCAAACTGTTCTTTTGCTTCCATATAAGCACATGTCCCTTTGGTTTTACATAGGTGAATTATTTCTCTATGAAACATTTCATCACCTTGTTTTTCTACATCAGCTTTTAAATGTTTATTTGAGCCATAGTAAACGCGCCAATCGCTTTCGACTAAAAGTCGTTTTCTGCGTTTTCTAGTTTTTGTGATTGGTAGAGTTTTCTTTGACCAAAAAAACTTTTTGCCGATATATTTTCTACCTGTAGCACGATTTGTAATACAGTAGACAAACCCATAATAATCCTCAGAGGAAAAATCCTCTGGTGGTTCCCACTTGCGACCATTGTATATCCATTCCATATATGTATTTATACATCAAAATCAAGCTCATCTGGCTCCTCAACTGCTGTTCCACAATGTGGACAAAATATAGGTTCTGGTTTTTCTTCTAAAAAGTGAATTCGTGTTTCTGTAAAACAAAATTCGCAATTGTGTGTATACCAATGGTTTGGGTCTGACATTAGGTCTCCTTATCCTAAGTGTTCTTTAAGCTCAGTATATCCACCGATTTTATTACCATCAACGATAATCTGTGGAAATGTTCGAGCACCTGGAAACGTTTCTAGCATTTCGTCTCTACTAAAATCTATTCCGTAATGTTTATAGGTATATTCTAATCCTTCTTTTTCACAAAGGTTTTTTGCCATATCGCAAAATGGACATGGTGTTTTTCCATAAATCTCTATCATAATGTTTCCTCAATAAACTTACCAATTGTTTCTATATCTTGTTCTGATAACATACCAGCTTGGGCCCACATAGTAGAACTCATAGCTCCAACTTGGCCTTTGTTTTTATATGTTGTTAATCTGTCAACAATATAATCTGATGATTTACCAGCTAGTGCAGGAAATGGTCCCATCCCCTGTCCTTCTGTTCCGTGACATGCTGCGCATCCAGCCCATAATCCTTTAATAGAACTAAAAGGGTCTCCTTCAGCTAAAGCTTGTTTACGTCTTTCTATCTCAGATGGTGTGCCATTTAGTTTAACATATTCTATATAACATTCACCTGTACATGATGTCGTTCTTGGTACATCTTTATATTCTAAATTTTGATATGCCATAGCAATTGTACCAACCATTGCCAAACATATAGATATTACGTATCCTTTCATATTACTCCTGTACTAAATCTCCGGATTCTACTCCAGTGGGTTCTCCTTCCCATAAATTAAATGCGATTGCTCTTCGAGTTCCTCTAGTAACTTCTGAAACTCTATGATAATGGTCTCCTGCTTGGAATATAATAAGTCTATTATCTTTAGCTTTTACAACTTCTGGTTCTTTATCTCTACCATCAGTATAAATTTCTAAATTACCACCATCAAAATCTTGACCTGGAGGATAGTAAATTGTACCAATAATAGGTCCTTCTATTTCTCCAGTTTTTTCCCATAATGCTTCGTCTTTATCGACATGCATATTAAGATTGTTTTCCCAATTGCTATCAGTTTTATCACATGTTTGAATACCTGTCCAGTATTCAAATCCTTTAATATTCCACTTCTGTGAAATAGGACATCCATCTGACCAAACCCAATCAACGAGTTTTTGTGTTGTATTTACAGGTGGTGTTGTCCACCAACCTCCCCACCATTTATAAACGCCTGGGTCTTTAAAAATTTCTTCTTGGTTATCTTCGATTTCTTTTAAAAAATCTTTATCTTTGATATAATCATCGAATATTGCTATCATTGTACTACCTTTCCTATTATGAAAAATGCGAATAACATCATAAAAAATACACTTACTTGAATAATAGAAGCCCAAAAGATTTGTCTCATCGGATGTATATCATGTATTTTTTCAACCCATGATTCGTCTGGTGATAGATTTACTACCTGTAAAAGCTTTTCTTCTTTACTCTTTTTCATTATAAACTTAAGTTTTTTAGTGTGTTGTCATCGACATCTTGTTTTACACCGCCAACAATATAGCTGGCAATTTCTGTTTCTTGTGGAGCAACTTGGACATTGCCACCACCAATCCATTTTTCCGTCCAAGGTAATGGATTAATTTTTGGAACAGTATAAGGACAAGGTAAGTTAATAGCTCTCATTCTTTTACATCCAATCCATTCTATATATTCAGCTAAAATGTTTTCATTTAAGCCAATCATTGAACCATCTTTAAATAGATATCTGGCCCATTCTTTTTCTTGTTCAATTACTCTCTCAAATAATTTAATTGCTTCAGGTTCCATTTCCTTAGCAATTTTAACAAAATCTTTATCCTCAGCCAACATCTTTTTAATTATTGTTGTTGTACCAGCTAGGTGTGTGTTCTCATCTCTTGCGATAAACTTGATAATCTTTGCATTACCTTCCATCTTTTTAAGTTCTGCAAATGCCCATGAACATGCAAATGATACATAAAATCTAATTCCTTCTAAAGCATTTGCCGATAACATACACATCCATAAAGAACGTTTATGGTCAAGTTTATTTGTGGCAGAATTATTATCTGAAATTAACTCATCGTAATATTTTGCAATATCGTTACCACATTCTAAAATTTCTTTTACATCAAGCATACCGTCAAAAACAGTAGCAGGGTTAGGATAAACATTCCTAATAATATGGGTGTAAGAACGAGAATGAATAGTTTCAAAAAAGGACCAAGTTTCAATCCAGTTTTCAATTTCGGGTAACGAAGCAATAGGAAGGAAAGCAAGGTTCGGGGCCCGACCTTGTACAGAGTCCAGTAATATTTGCCTTTTGAGATTAGATGTGAAAATGTGTTTTTCATGGTCTGTTAATGCCTCGAAATCTTTTTTATCTTTTGAAATATCTACCTCTTCAGGTCTCCAAAAGAATCCAAGTTGTTTTTCTGTTATTTTTTCTATCTGTGGGTATTTAACTTCGTCGAATCTTTGAACATCGACAGACTCATCTAAAAACATATTTTTAGTTAAATGTGATTTTTTACTTTTCTTCAGTATCGGCATCGGGTCTCCATGAAATTGTTGATTTAGTTTCTATTGCATCTTGTGCACATTGTATATATTCTCTATCCTCTTCGGATAATACCGACCAAAATTTACTAATGGCCAAGGTATGTTCGTATACAACTTCTGGTTTAGACATATGATAATCTTGTTCCATCCACATTTGAAGGATGTCCATTCTTTGATTTATTTTATTTCTTAAATCTTGCATGAATCACAGTCCTCGTCATCTACCATTATTGTACCACTTTCGTAAGTGTGGTGCTCATCTTCTTTCATTTCACCGGCACCATCGTATGTATTAAAATAATATAATTGCTTGAGACCAAACTTGTAAGAAGTAACCAAGTCTTGTATCATTACCGACATTGGAATCTTATTATCCTCGTAATGTTCAGGATTATAAGATGTGTTAACAGAAATACCTTGGTCTATGTACTTCTGTAATATAGCACAGATTTTAAGATATCCATCAGGACTCTTTTGTTCCCAGAGTAAATCATATTTGTTCTTCAAATGATGATAAGCTGGTACGACTTGAGCTAGAACTCCGTCTTTGGATTGTTTATATGATACTAAAGCTCTAGGAGGTTCAATACCATTTGTACTATTACTAATCTGTGCGGATGTTTCTGCGGGCATTAATGCCATGAGAGTTGAATTGCGGATTCCAGTGTCCTTGAGTTGAGTTCTCAGCTCGTCCCACGGGAATCGTTCTTTATGCTCTATCAAATTATCTATCGCACCCTTATATGTATCATTTGGCAGAACTCCGCGGGCATACTTTGTATCATTATTTTTAGGTATTTTGCCTTTTTCTTGTGCTAAATTTGCAGATGCTTTAATTAAATAATATGACCAAGCTTCTGCATATTCATCAACTATTTCAAATGCCGATTCATCGTATTTAAATCCTCTTTTTGCTAAGAAATAAGCTAAATTAATAATACCAATACCTAAAGGTCGTCTGTTTTTCGTCCCTTGTTCTGCTGCTGCAACTGGATAATTTTGGTAATCCAATAACTCGTCAAGTGCTCTAACTGATAAATCACACCACTTTTCAAATTCTTTTGGTTCATTAATTAGACCCCAGTTAATTGCTGATAGTGTGCAAAGAGATATTTCTCCTGTATGGTCATCATATGATTCCATAGGAGTAGTTGGTAAATCAATCTCACAACATAGATTACTCATTCTGATTGGAGCCTTTTTAGGTTCAAATGCACCATGTTCATTTGCATGGTCAACATTCATAATATAAATTCTACCTGTATCTTTTCTTTCAGTTAATAATGTCTGAAATACTTCGAGTGCTGGTAGAGTTTTCTTTCTGATTGAATATGCTCTCTCGTACTTTTCGTATAATTCTTTGAATTTATCTTGGTCATCAAAGAACGATTCATATAAGCCTGGAACATCGTTCGGGTCAAAAAATGTTATGTTACCACCAGTTAATAATCTTTCGTACATTAACTTATTTAACTGAAAGGAGTAGTCCATGTGACGAACTCTTGTTTCCTCTGTACCTTTATTATTTTTAAGCACAACTAAATCTTCAAATTCGTAATGCCATAATGGTAAGTAAACTGTTGCTGCACCACCACGAACTCCACCTTGAGAACATGATTTTACAGCTGATTGAAAGTATTTTAGAAATGGTATAAGCCCTGTGTGTACAACTGAACCATCTCCGACTTTGGCACCTTCGGCTCTAATTGAACCAGCACCAATTCCAATACCTGCTTTTTTGCTTATGTATTTGACAACACTAGTAGCAGTAGCGTTAATTGAGTCAAGGCTGTCGCCAGACTCAATGAGAACACAACTCGAGAACTGTCTAACTGGTGTACGAACACCTGCCATAATCGGTGTAGGTAGTGAAATGTAAAATTGTGAAATTGCATCGTAGTAATCCTTTACATACTTAATTCGCGTTTCGTTTGGATAATTTTGGAATAGAGTTGCTGCAACCATCATATACAGCATCTGTGGGGTTTCATAACATTGTTTTGTTCTTCGGTCTTGTACTAAGTACTTACCTCTAAATTGTTCCATACCTGCATAGGTAAATGTATCGTCTCTGTCATGCTTGATATAGGCGTCAAGTTCATCAATTTCTTCACGGGGATATTTTACCATAATATCACCGTCGTATACGCCTCTATCAACGTTTTCAATAATTAGTTGTGCAAGTGGCCATGGGGTATAATCACCATAGACTTCTTTTCTTAGTTTATAAGAAATTAACCTTGCGGCAACGAATTGGTAATTTGGGGTGTGCTCAGATATGAGTTCTGCAGCAGACTTAATAAGTAGCTCATGAATATCATATGCTGGGATTTTATCATAGAGTTGAATGTTAGCTTTAATTTCAATCTCCGACATACTAACACCAGTAATATCTTCACATGCCCATTCTAATACTTTATGGACTTTTTCTAAATCAAAGCTTTGAAGCGTTCCATCACGCTTAGTTACGTTTATTTCCATTATGTTGGTTCCGTTCATTTTATATTAACTATTATACCATAAAACTGGTATAATGTACACTACTTTTTGAGTTTTTTTAGCTCTTTTTCAAGATTATCTATACGGTCTGCAGCCAAAGGATATTGCTTTCTAAATTTAGCATCCTTTTTCATGAGTTCAAGCTCATACTTTTCTGCAAAGTATTCCATAAATCTATCGACTTGTTTTTGGAACCAAATGCCGAGGGTTGTACCCTGGAACCACTGATAAAACGAAGAACCAATAACTGAAGATAGAATGGACTTGAGAGATAAAATTATTAACCAGTGCATATTATACCTTCTTTTTTAATTTATTAAGTGCCTTCACATAGTTTGGCATTCCATGGTCTACTATACCATCAAAGAATTTAAATCTTTTCCATGAGTTAAATATTCCGTGAAACATATCGCGCCAAGTTGGTTTAGCTTGGAGGTCGCCTAATCTATTAAAGTAAATCATTTCACCGTGATGTCTGAATCCTAACCATGCAGGTGGGATACGACATACGATATCGTTATTATTCATAAACCTGTAATGTTTTACTTTAATGTTCTTTACAAATTTTGGACCACCAACTCTTGGTGAACCGAATGTGAATAGTTCTTCTGTGCCGGCATATCGAGTGGAGGCGATTGTTGCCATTGCTGCACCTAGTGAATGTCCTGTGAACCAAACATCTTTTCTAACCTTTAATTGGTCGTTATGTTCAATTTCAGCTAATACGTCCATCCATAAATCATTAACTTCTTTTTGAAATCCGCCGTGTACTTTACCACCAGCCTTTGCTGTGTTTTTAATAACATTTAAGTCTGCCATTACATCATTTAATTTAGAAGGTTCTGTTCCTCTGAAAGCAAACCATAAATCATTTCTATCTTTTGCTACTAATACTTCAGCTCCATCTTTAGAAATTAATTTCGCCCATGGAAATCCTAATTTCTTTGCAGCTGCTTCTGCCTTATCTGGTTTCATATACGCTATTGCAGAAAGTTTAGCTGCATAAGCTGCTCTTTCCCAATGGTGTAAATCTTTCATTCTACTCGTTGCCATCTTTTTTCTCCACTTTAATTTCAATTGCTCCAGCATCTTTATCATCTATTGTTACATTCCTATAATAAACTATCACTTCGCCTAACTGGTTTATGTATCTTTTTATCTCTTGCGTATTATAAGACATATTCTCATAATCCGCTACTGTCATAGCTACGAATACTATATCGCCTCCGTGCTTCTTTTTAATATCATCGATAAACTTATCGAGATATGTATATCCCTCTGGATATAAATCTTCTCTACCTAATTTACAATTAGGCTTTTTCGTTTCTGGGTCTTTAAGACAATTTTCAATTATCTTTGCATCAGAAACGACATACCATTTTGGCTCTTTTAAATCCAAGGGCCTTGGTAAAACTGGTTGTACTATATCAAGCTTTATTGGAACTGTTTTTACTTCGACTTCTCTTGGTCCAAGTATGGAACAGCCACTAATCGTTAAGGCTAGAAATGCGATTGCTATCTGCTTCAATTGCATCAAAGACCTCCTTCGTTTGAGCATTGGCTCGTGTTTCTATCATACCAGGTTTTGCACTCGCCAACTTAGCAATATTATGTCTTCTAAATATATCCAAATACTCAGTCATTTCTGCTTCGTATTGTTGATTTTGTACTTGTAAATTTTTTAAATTTTTTGCGGTAGATTCTAGATTTTGCTGAATAGCTTGAATCGTTCTCTCTTGTTCTTCGAACTTAACCTCATACGCTAGGTTGAGCTTATTAAGTTCTGCATTTTGATTCCAAAGAATGTAACTTCCTAAACCCATAACAACAATAATTCCAATCAATATTTTACTCATATTAGCAATCTTTAGTCTTTATAGTTTCCGCATTCTTTTGAGCTTGTACTAACTTTTGTTTATTTTCTTTAGCTGTTCTTCTTGCAAGCATTCTTTCTACGAATTTACGACCTTCTTTAGTTCTACCGTCATATATTCTTTTTTCTTGCTTCTTTTTCTTTTTATCGAAAACAACATCTGCTGGCATTGAAACGCCACCAGCACCTACTGAGTTGGCTGCTGTTTCCCATACGTCTTTAAATGATTTCATCTAGTTATTTCCCCGCTATTAATATATATACTTTGGTTTGTTTTAAGATGTTTTACTTCGAAAATATCTGTACCAAATATACTGCCGACTGGTGATATTGCTTCTTTAACTTCTACAATATCTTTAGCTCTAGCAATAGGTTCTCCTGTATTTAATGATATAACATCTTCCTTTAAGGTATATTTACCTGGATTAATTTTACCATCTTTTTGAAACCATTGCTCGTTCACTGTATCTACTTCCCAATCTTCTAAAACTTTATTAAGAACATCTTCCATTTCGCTTTCGGTCATTCCACTATGTTCTTTTACTAAAAATAAAGCCGTTGCATATGATGCAAGTTTTGTTTTACCTATAGGTAACTTATTTAATAATCTTTTTAGATTAAATACTAACCTATGAAAAATTGTATATGAACTTTTTTCTACAGGATTTTTTAAAGTACTAGCTTTTCGTAATACTTTACCATTATCGTCAATAATGCCGTATTTAAATGCATCCATATCATCCCAAGACTTTGTTAAT